TGGAGATTGTGCAACGGGAGGGCAAGATATACTAGCAGAGGTGAGTGGACCTTTTGGAACTACATTCCCTAATGTTCTTAAAATATCGGGTATATGTTATGAATACATAGATTTAGGCGGAAGTACAGGGCCAGTGTATACTAACTATACAGGGTACGCTGATTGTGCAACGTGTCAAGGAGCGCCAACACCGACGCCTCCGACGCCTCCGACTCCAACCCCGGCTACGTGTTTTGCTATCAATAATATAGCAAGAACTACAAGTAGTGGTAACGATGCTTGTACTGGAGTTAGAAGAGAAACTCATTACTTTGACAACTCATCCTTCTGTGCAGCAACTGTATACTATGGAACAAGCAGTACGTGTTCTAGTTTGGGTATAGCAGGATACATAAGTAACGGCTCATACTCAAGGTATTGGAATGGAACAGCATTTACTACAAGTTGTGTGGGTTGTCCATAAATTTTATATCTTTATATAAATTAAATCCAATCAAATGCACGAAATTCCTAACTTTATTTCTCACGAAGAGTGTGATGAAATAATAAAATTAATTGACGCCAATCACACACGTTCTTCAGTAGTCGTTGGTGGAACAGACCGCTCAGACGTTACCGACCATAGAACATCAAGCACAAGCAATTTAGATACTAATAATATTATTGTTCAAAGTGTTCATAAAAAAATAGCTAAAACTTTAAATTTACCAATTACAAAAGGAGAATCTTTGCAGGGTCAGCTATATGAAGAAGGTCAATACTTTAAACCTCATAATGATTATTTTAGTGGGCCTGCCTATGATATGCACTGTTTAGCTTCAGGTAATAGAACTCACACTTTAATGATTTATTTAAATGAGGATTTTGAAGGTGGAGATACAAACTTTCCAAACAAACAAGTTTCAATCAAAGCAGAAAAAGGTAAAGCTTTATGGTGGGAGAATATGAAAGATGGTAAAGTTTTAGAAGACACACTACACGAAGGAACTCCTTTAGTCAAAGGAAAAAAATATATTATTACATCTTGGTGGAGAGAAAATGGATGGGATGGAGCAGGAGATGAGAAGCAACATAAAGATTTAAATAAAGAAGAAACTAAAATTCA